CTGAAGGGGTGAAGGATTTGATTGAAAAGCATTGTCCAAGTGTTTATGAAGCTATGTGGACTTAGTTATGTGTAATTTGTTCTTGAATATGTGCATTGTAGGGCTGACTCAGGTTGGTCCTACTGAGGTTAAGGTGGAGTTGATGGATGATAGGAGGGATGTTCATGAGTTTGTGTGTCAATATCAGGGGGAATGGCAGCGGGATGTCACTAAATTTTGGTAGAAATTTGTAAAGGCATATATTAACGCCCGAGCCGCGCCGGACCCCCCCATGCCGGTCTCATAATCGCCACACAGCCAGCAGCAAATGTCCCCAGATCGTAGTGGTGGAGCGGGTTCTTGGCCGTCTCAATCTCTCGCGATCTGTCGGAATTTGAAGAAAACCTAAAGAAAACTTGCTATCTCATCAATCCTCGATAAACTGAGCCGGAAGCCAGACAACCACTGACTTCTCTAGCTTTTATATGTAGCCTTCGTTACATGTGAAGCTTTGTTACAGCTAGCACCGCATGAGCTTTCAAGCGGTCTAGGATGCCTGCAAGCGAGTGACAAGCCAGCCAGAGCAGCTGAGCCAATGCCTCGCCCAATGGCTACACTCACCCAAGAACCTTGACAACTGAACCATGTTTGACAGCTACGCTGAGTCTGTCCTGTACTACGCTGACGATCGCGGGAATCTCGACGCTGACATTGCCCAGCAACTGTTGGACGAGCACTCCACGTCATTCAGCGACATACTGCGGGACGGATTCCCTTCTGCTCACATTCTCAACGCCGCAGCCTTGCTAGACTGGCTTGGCTATTGATGACGGCTGCACCTAGCCCTCACATCACATTGTGTGTGGGCTTTCTGCAGCTTTTATGCTGCTTTGTCCTACGATCACAGGCACCGATGAACATCACAGCATCCTCTAGCAAAGATGAACTCATCACAGCAGCCGTTGAGCTGACTGACTCACAAGCCGAGCGGATCAACCTGCTAGAACAGCAGCAGCAAGCCCTCTGGGTTATCGTTGCTGTCCTGTCTGCCCTGGTCCTGTTCTGACGGTTACAACTAGCCCTCACATTGTGTGGGCTTTCTGTAGCCCTCATTGGCTACGTTCATCCTAACTCTGCTATGTCTAATCAATGCGAGTTCACATCACTGCACGTAGCTCTAACGTTAAAACTGGCCCAATTCCAGTTACAACAACGGAGCGTCAATCGTGCCCAACAACCTGTCCGTTCTATGACAAAGGTTGTTACGCTAAATCAGGTCCGCTAGCTTTACATTGGCGCAAGGTATCTGAAGGCGAGCGTGGTACTGATTGGCGGGGCTTGTGTGACTTTGTTGCATCACTCCCTGCTAAACAGTTGTGGCGCCATAACCAAGCTGGCGACATGCCACATCACAAAGGATCACTGATTGTTTCACATGTCTTCGATCTCGTTGCTGCTAACTACGGCAGGCGTGGGTTTACTTATACTCACCACGTTCTTAACCCTCACAACCTGAGGCTGATCGACTACGCTAACGACAACGGATTTACCATCAATGTCTCTAAAGAATCAATCACCGATGCGGTTAAAGCTCATCGAAGCGGTTTACCTGCTGTCGCCGTTGTTCCTTCTGATGCTGACATCCCACGTACTTATGAGGGAGTCACAGTTACAGAATGTCCAGCTCAAGTACGAAACACAACGTGCTCTGAGTGCGGGCTATGTGCCCAAGCTGAGAGGCAATGTGTGGTAGTCTTCCGCGCTCATGGTAACGCTAAGCGTCACGTGAGTGATATCACGTCCGCTGCCTGATCCTCTCACTGAGCCCATTCGTGGGCTCTCTGAGGGGCTCTAAGCTCCCTCTTTCCCATCGCACTAATCCTGTGAAAGCACCAACAGTTTCGTACACATTCCATGTTAAGGATGTGCACATGTTCTATCACGGAGGTGATGACAGCATGAACTTCTCGTCTCATGAAGACGATGGGCGCATTGAAATCTATGGCATTGATGCAGATGACATGTTTCAATGTGCGGGCAATGCCTTATGCTGCAACATGTCCATTCTTGATCAGATCAAACCCAAGCCCTGGCAGCTTGAACGTGCACACGAAATGATTGCCAAACTCCAGGCATTCGTTGACAAGCACGAGAAAGCAGACTAATTTCCACCATCATCACGCGCACCCATGCAAACTGACTTTGATTGGGCGCTTGAGCGCCTTGACAATGCCAGACACCAGCTACGCACAGCACAGCTCACCAACCCTGCCGATGTGCAGTACTGGAGAGCCCGTGTCTCTGAGCTAGAGGACAATGTGTCTGACATGCTCAGCAGGCTAGAGATTCTCTGAGCTTGCGCCCAACACCAGCCTGGGCTAGGATGCTGGACGACCTCTGTTCTCTGTTTATGACCGAGCAACTCGAAACTCAGTTCAAGAACTTTCATCGCGTGAATCCTCACGTGTATGAACAGCTCAAGACTCTTGCTCTTCGGTTGAAGAACGTGGGCGTTAAAACCTACGGCATCAAAGCTTTGTTTGAGATTCTCCGCTTCAATGCATTGCTGAGTGTTGATTTCAACTTTGAGTTGAACAACAACTATGCTCCATTGTATGCTAGACTCTTAATGAAGCAAGAAGAAGAGCTTCGTGGATTCTTTAAGATCCGTGCTTTACAATGAAACGCAAACAACTCTCATTCACTGAGGTTGAGCTGGGCATTCTTATGGATGCCCTTCGCAACCAGTGGTGGGCACGGTACAATCCTAAGATTGAGACTACCGTGGAGATCCACCACAACTTGCTTGACCGTATCATCACTGCACAGGTACAACTTGGCAATCAAACCGAAACCGATTCCTAACTCGATCATCACGCCCATCGTTGGCATCATGATTAGTTTGCTGTTCTTGTCTGGTGTTGCAGTTATTGTAGATCAGAACAAGTACAGACCCAGCACCAAGTCCTTTCGCTTAGTGTAACAATGGCTCGACCTGATCCTTTTGGCAATCGCATTGATGAAGTCATGGAGTGGGATGCCACTGATGACTTAACTGAGTACACTGCTGAAGACGGATTCGCTGCGGCTGCCACTTGGGATCTTCCTGAGGCATTCGTCTGCATTGTCCGTTCTGAAGGCAAGAATGGTAAGATCACTGAGAAGGCGTACCGTTCACCAGCTGCAGCACACAAACACCTGCTCAAGCTGATGGATGAGGATGCTGAAGAGATCACCGTTCTTACGGATGACACCATTTCCATGCCCATCCTTCCATGAACTACCTTGACCTTGCTGATGCCCTGTGTGATGCAGGGTATGACATAGACTACGACACAGGACACATTGGCTACAGTGCCATTGGTTCTACTGAGTTGTTGATTAGTCTTTATGCTCTGAACAAGCTTGAGATCCATCATGATCTCGATGGCAAGACAGAGTATTACATTCCACACCTAGCTGTCTGTGACATGCAGAGCTATTGTGATCAGTTCCCAAACGACCCACAATGCAAGTGCTATGATGTCTGACCTCACCCAATTCCAGATTGAATCTCTCAACGAACACGAATACTCCCTCTTCCTAGCTTATGGCGACACCTTCCGAGATCAACAAACAATTCCAGCTAGAGCAGGAAGCGATCTCGTGTGGGAAGGAGAGGCTACACGACTCATTGAAGAAGCTGGAAGAGAAAAGCTACGCATCGGCTAGCGTCTATGGCGCGTCGAGCATTGCTGCTGCTCTCCCTGCTGTAATCAAGAGCATCGAGGCTCAGTTCCACAAACTTCGTAAGGGCAATGCTGGGCAGTATTACAAGCCCATTGCTGAGCATCTCGACGACCTTGAGCCATTGGCTATTGCTACCATTGCTCTCAAGGTGACGTTCGATAATGTGTTTAGCATGAAGCGTAATGCTGACCTGCTTACCAATGTCCTCACGTCCATAGGCTCAGCGTTGGAAGCTGAGTGTAAGTTTAGGTGGTACAGAGTTACAGCTCCTGAGTTGTTCAAGTACATACAAGACAAGTACTTCCACGAGTCTTGTGGTACACATCAGAAGATGTCGATTGCCAACCTCATCTTCAATCGTCATGACATCCAATGGGATTCATGGTCTATCAAGACACGTGCTGCCCTTGGTGGCTGGTGCCTTGAGCGGATCATGGAGCAGACTGGATGGTTCATGAAGTACACTGAACAGACAGGCAAGCGTTCTGTCTGCCGCCTTGTCCCCACGCCTAAGTTCGTGGAGATCAGGGAGCAGCTGATTGCCAATGCCGAGATGTTCAGTGGTATCCCATGGCCTATGCTTGTTGAGCCTAATGACTGGAGCAACGAGCGCATGGGTGGTTACCTGACAAACGAGCTGATGCGTGGTCATCAACTGACTCGACGCGGTAACCAGACAGTAGAACACGGGGAAACACCGATCCAATTTCTGAACAAGCTTCAGAAGGTGAAGTACCGTGTGAATCATCATGTGTTGGAGGTGGCTCGCCACTTCAAAGAACGTGGCGTGAAGGTTGGGAAGTTCATCCCAATCAGTGAGGCATTCAAGCCTCCTCGTCCACCATCAGCAGATGAGGATCCTTCAGTCCATCAATCGTGGAAGCGTGAGATGGCTGAGGCATACAATGCTGATCGTCTTAACTTCAAGCGATCAGTAAGAACAAGAACTCAGTTGGAAGCAGCTGAGAAGTTCAAGGATGAGGAGTACTATCTCTGCTGGTCGTTTGACTACAGAGGAAGAGCATATCCAATTCCTGCTTATCTCACACCACAAGATACAGACTTTGGTAAAAGTCTGATAAGGTTTGCTGATGAGTCATTTGTCAATGATGACGCAGAGCTGTGGCTAGCATTCCAAGTAGCAACAACCTATGGGTTGGACAAAGCTACTATGGATGAGCGTATAGCTTGGGTCAATGACAACCATGACTTGATCACAAAGATCGCTACCGATCCCATTGACAACCTTCCTGAATGGGAGGGTGTCGAAGAACCATGGCAATTCATGGCTGCATGTCATGAGTTTTACCACTGCTGTATTGAGTGTGATAAGCAATTCACTGGTCTAATGGTTGCTGTTGATGCAACCTGTTCTGGTCTTCAGATCCTTGCTGGTCTTGCCAAGGATGCATCCACTGCATCACTGGTTAATGTGTGTCCTGGTGATAAACCAAGCGATGCATACAAGGCAGTTGCTGAGGAAGCCAAGAAGTATCTCCCTTCTGAGATGCATAATTGGATGACGAGGAAAACGACCAAGCGCACCGTCATGACCATCCCTTACAATGCTACTAAGTCAAGCTCTCGTGTCTATATACGTGAGTCTTTGAAGGAGCAGGGGATTGAGCCAACACCTGAGCAAGTAACTCAGGTTGTTGATGCTGTCTATCAAAGCATGGATGCGATTGTTCCTGGTCCTATGCGTGTCATGCGCTGGATCAAGAAACATGTTGGTCAGTACATCAGAGATGGAGCTTCTGAAGTTGAGTGGTCTACACCCTCTGGGTTTGTGGTCAATCAACAGAGGAACAAGCGAGAGACTGAACGCCTTAACCTTCAGCTGCTAGGTGCTACTAAAGTTACCTTGTCAGTTGGAGACGGTGAGCCTTGTCCTACAAGGCACAAGTCCAGTACTGCTCCGAATTTGATACATTCACTGGATGCGTCCATTCTTCACGAAACATTTCAGAAGTTCAATGGACCATTCACAGTCATCCATGACTCAGTGCTTTGTCGAGCAACTGACATGGGAACACTCAATCAACTCGTGCGAGAAACCTACACGGACATCTTCACGAGAGACTGCTGGCTTACAAAGTTTGGTGAAGCTGTTAACGCAACAGAACCACCACCCATCGTAGGCACCCTTGACCCTGAGGTAGTCGAAGACTCCACTTACTTTTTCTGTTAACCGTGACCCACGTAACCAAAGAGCCTGTTGTCCTTGAAGGGTATCAGGCGATCCTCAAACCCACTGAGTATGGCTACACGTTGTCTGCTCTCCTGCCCAAGGAGTTGATCGACGCCCTCGAAGAGGAACGTGAGAGCTGCCTTGAGTGGGCGAAAAGCAAAGCAAAGAATCCCAAGCGGGTGACTATCAAGCCCGAGCCTTGGGAAGAAGTCAGCTCTGGTATGTACCAGTGCAAGTTCCGCTGGAAGGTGGATGACAAGAACACCCCTGTTGTTGTCGATACCGAAGGCACTGTCATTGCTGATGCAAACACTCCCATCTATAGTGGGAGCAAGGTGAAGCTTGCCTTCATCCAGAAGCCTTATGTTCTCCCTGCTGGTGACATTGGCACGTCTCTCAAGCTCAAGGCTGTGCAAGTCGTGAGCCTGAACAGTGGTGCTGGTGTTGTTGACAGCGGTGATCTGGATGCTGAAGGAGCTGCTGCTCTGTTCGGCACCACGCATGGCTTCAAAACCTCTGAACCTAACGTCACCGCTGACGAATCCTTTAACATCGACGAAGACTTTTAATGGCTCTGCTTGACACCAACACCACCTACAACGAAGAGCTTGGTCTCTTCGAGATGACGGCAACCCTCACCCTGCCTCCCATCACTGTCACTCGCTCCAAGAAAGACAAGAGTGACTTCCGTTATGACATCCAGCGTGCATTCACTGATGTCGTTGAACAGGTGATCGAAGGGGAAATCTGATGCGTAGCCGCCTGGAAGAACAGGTGGCTGAGTTGTTAGATAAGCTGAACATCGAGTACAGCTATGAACCCGAGAAGTTCAGCTATGTCATCGAGGCTAACTACACCCCCGACTTCAAGGTTGGGGATGTGTACCTTGAGACAAAGGGTTTCTTCAAGCCTGCTGATCGTCGTAAGATGTTAGCAGTCAAGAAGTGCAACCCTGATCTTGACATCCGCCTGGTCTTCCAAGCGCCGTACAATAAGATCAGTAAAAACTCCAAGACCACCTACGCCATGTGGGCTGAGAAGAACGGCTTCATGTGGTGTCCTTACTACGAAATCCCTTCTGATTGGTTACATGAAACCAAAGAAAAGCCTTAGTGGCAAGATCCATCTAAGCAAGAAAAAGAAAAGCCGCCGCCCATACAAGGGTGCTAAGCCTTACCGGGGGCAGGGACGAGCATGACTTACATTCAACAACCTCATCCTGCTTTCGGTACTAAAGAAAGGATCAAGGCTTTGTTCGGTGACACTCTTGCTGAAGTACCTGAAAGCTACGATCCCCATGAAGTTGCCGATGCTTTCCTTGAAGAGCTAGACAGCTGGATCACCTACCACGCAGATTGCAAAGCTACCTATGAGTCTGTCAGAATCGCCCTCCGAAAGCGAGTTTCAGAGACATGAACCATGTAATGTATGTGGGAGTAGGGATGCTCTCGCTCGGTATACTGATGGGCATGGGTATTGCTTCTCATGTGGTGCTTACGAACCCGCAGAAGGCAGCGACCACCATCATCAAACAAAAAGTTCCCACTCTACCTATCGTCCCATGATCAAAGGCG